GATTGGTTCATCTTTCCATATAAACTGTTTATTTTTTTTGGATCGTAATCTTTAGCCATCTAAATCTCCTTACAATAGTTGCTTTATTGCTTGCTGGCCTTTAGAAATTAAAAACCTTTCTGCAGCTATAGCTATTACTTCTGATGGATAAATTAATTCTTGAATAGCTAATGTATTTAAACCTTTCATTCCAAAAGCTTTTTTATAAGCAATGTATAAAGGTTTTACAACTGGTATTAGTGCTCGATATTGATTGGATATATCATCAAATAATTTTCCTGTTGCTAGAGAAACAACTGCCGTTCTATATAATTCAATTAAATCTTCAACAGATTTTTTCATCATTTTTGTTCCGCTTGCTAGTTGTTCCAAAATATCTTTTATTTCAGTAAATTCTTTTACTTTTTTGATTATCTCTGGCCCATCTAGAAGTTCAAATTTAGAAATCGTTTCAATAAATGATATAATAGACTTGTTATCTGGTTCTTTTTTAAGGTCAAATAACGTCATAAAATATTCGGTATAAAATTTATTTAAATCCCCTAAAAACATTGTTATAAATTGAGATGGTTTATCATGTGCTGCCATATGTTGACATTCATGTATCAATAATAATGTCATCCATATATTGTTTGCATAACCAAAAAGTAAAGAAGCATTATTTGTAAGAATAATATAAATCTTTTTAGTCTCTTGGGTGTAGAATGCCAAGATAGATTTATAACCTATTGGTGTAAATATTTTCCAAGCAAGAAAACCAAGAATACCCTTATTTACAAAACATGGTATCACTCTAGTTTCACCTACTAATTCTGCTATTTTTCCAGTAATTGGTTGACCTGCGTCTGTAAATGAGACAGCCTCTATAAATTTTGCATTTAGTTTTGCAGAACCATATAGTTTTTGATTTCCTAGTTCTGCAACTACATATAAACCAAATGGCATAAAAAAGGTTTCATTTAAAAGTTGCTCATCGAATGTAATAACATTATCCATTTCTATCTCCTATTTTCTATCATACATTTTTAAAACGTCAGTGAATCCTTGATATTCATTAAACTTTTCTTTTACAGCTGCAAGAATATCTTCATTATTGAACTCAAATCGTTTTTCAGTATTGTAATCAACAATATCTTTTAACTCTTGTTCCATAACTTGATTTTGCATCATATTAATCATTACTGGAGGATCATACTTTCTAACATAAAAACATACTGAAGTAGAAAATGCTATGTCATCTCTACAACCAGAATCACCTTCTACTCTTCCATTTGTTTTAGTAACTAAACCAGCTAACTCTAAAGCTAAACGCTCAGATTTAACTATCTCTGGATATTGAGTTATATAAGAATATAAAGCATCTATCATTAATGGTCTTGTTTTTGAATTAGTTGAAATTCCTGGAAATTGTGTTTGTCTACCTCTAGTTTCTTTATATACCATAGTACCATATTCACTATGATACATATTTTCAACAACTTGATTCCCATATGAATTAGATTCTATAACTAATAGACCAGGATATTCAGTTGCTGCAACTTTTACAACTTTAACAAAGTCAAGTACTTTGCATTTACCTTGATACTCCCAAACTTGTTCAAGAGTTTCATAATCCCATACTGAAATTGCTGATTTATCTTCTCCATGTTCTGGCGCAGTATCTACTCCAATTATATAATATCTACCAGGAATTCCATTAGCAAACTTCCATATTTCACCATTATATAACTTTAATTTTTGTATTGGCTGAATAACAGCATTTTGAACTTTTTCTATTGTAGTAGCATCAAAGAATGATCCTTCAGATGGTAAGAATTTTAACTCTAATTCTTGAGCTATTTTTCTATGGTCATGCTCAAATAACTCACATTGAGTTTTATACCAGGTTGGATCTTCAGCTAATTCTGGTATCATTTTATAATGAATAATAAATGGTTTAAAAATATCATCACCACTAATAGATCTTTGATATCTTTTAAAATACCATTGTCCAACACCAACTGTTTTATTTGGAGTTGATAAAACAACTGTTCCAAAAGGAATATTATTTTTTCTAGCTTGCATTTGGTTGGTAGAAAGAGCAGGAACCATACTAGTCCATGCACTTTCAATATAGTTAACATATGCTGCTTCGTCTATAACTAACAAAGTTATTGCTTTACCACGAAGAGTTTTATCTGGCTGGTTTGGATTAACTGGTGAAGCAAATACTTTACTACCATTAGTTAAAATAAACGACTGTTCTGTTCTTTTAGCAAATCCTCGCCCTAATACTCCTCTTGGAGGTTTCATCCAATCAGGAAGCTTTTCAATCATTCCTCTAATTGCTCTAGCAAAGTCTGTAGCTTCTTTACCATCTTTTGAAATAATACCAATAACTGTGTTATCATAAAATATTGTTAACCAAGCAGCGTAGGCTTGTGTTATAGTTGATATTCCAATTTGTCTACTTTTTAGAACTAGAACATAGTGATCTTTTTCAATTAAATCAATTAATTCTAATTGTTTTCTATATGGATGCAAGTGAACATCTTTTCCTGGAAGTTCTATGTAAATGTAATTATTACAAAAGAATTCGAAATCTTTTTTACAATGGAGGTATTCAGCTACATACTTATCTGCCGCTCCAATTTTAGTTTGTGTTTGTGCGCTTATAGCTGCTACCATAAGATACTCCTTTCATTTTTGTTCTTATAAAAAATAGTATTCTATATATATTAATTATTAAATAATATAGGAGGGAAAACATGCATTCTAACTTTTTGGAACTTGATTTGTCTGACCCTGCAGTACTGGGGGTAGTATGTTTTGGGGAAGACTCCCCTCCTTTTTTATAACATCCCTTTATGGCCTTTGGTGAGGCTGGGCCTCACTGAAGGTTAAATCTTTTTGTTGGTTCTAACAAGATTTACTCTTGCAGTTGTTTCCCAACCAGTTCTACTATAAGTAAAATTTAAAGCCGAACTCCATAAAATATATTTTCCTTCAAGAGATACATAATCTAAAACGAGTGGTTTAAATTTGACACATTCTCCAACATTTAAAAGCGGAAGAATTGGAAGATTTCTTTCTATATTAATTCCAAGAGTTGCTAGGTCTGATAGTTTTCTTCCAAATCTTGCATTGAATTGAGTTTGTGATTTATTATATCCAGTATCTTCATTATAATATCTTGTTCTTTCAATTCCTGAGTCAATAGGTAAATTTGAGTTTTGATATGTTAGAGCATATTTTTTTGCAACATCTTTTAATTCTTGAGATATTGTAGAGAACAAAGTATTACTTGGTTTTACTATATTTATTATACTTGAAGCAATCGAACCAAAACGAGCGTTTCCTGCGTAGTCACTATCAACTGGATCATAAGTATAATAAGAATTTTCGGTATTAGTTTCCTTCATTATCATATCAAAAGTTTCTTTGCTACTATCACTTGCAAATTGATACATTGTAAACGTCTGATTTTTTCGTAATTTTGCAGTAAGATTTTTTATATAAATCGTATTATCATGTTGACAGAATATTCCTGGAACCCCATCAAATAATCCAAATCTTCCATCTAAGTATCCATCAAAAACATCACTATTTCCTTGATTATATTCTTTAATAATTTTATATAATGTTGTTGGAGGGATACAAACTTGATCTACTACATTTTGATTTTCTCCATCAATATCATATTTTAATTTAGCACCCGTCCTTGAGACCAAACTATTTAAAATATCTCGCATTCTCATTCCAATAAATACGTCATTAACTAGAGTAGTCATAGTTTTATATGGGGATCTAACCAACGTTGTTATCGGAATAATTGTTCTATCTTTTTGAACATGTACTGGTGCTTGTGATTTATCAGCAAATTGAAAGTCAGACTTTAAATAAAGAAGATCAAAATCTACTCTTTCTCCTGGAATACCATCTTCTTTTAATAAAGTAATTCTTAAGCTTATTGGATCTTTACCTAGAAGATTATTAATCAGAATATCATTCGGATCTAAACTTAGAGTTAAAAATACGTTTGGATATCCGGAACTTAATGAAGAAACTATTTTAAATTCGCCGAGATCTTGTGAATAGTCTTTTCCTTTTATTTTTAATTCTACATCATAAGATCTAGCAGGAGCAAAATATTGATCTTTTTCTGGCATAATATTTCCCTTTTTATTTTTTGTTCCAAAAAAAATACAAAAAAATAGTGGGAGGCATTTAGCTTTCCGCTTGAGTGCGGCTCCCACTTTATATCTAACTAGGTTTATGACCGGACGCGTCATGCGATTTTATCCAGTCGCGAATAGGTTTAGTTAGATATTATTTATTTAGGTTGTCTAATACGTTCATCATATTTGTTGGAACTACCAAAACGCTTTCTGCAGCATTTTCTAATAATCTTCTAATATTTAGGTTCTTCTCAAAGCTACTATAACGAACAATCGCTAAGAAGATTAACCAAGCTGATGGTTTTTCTTGATTAGCTTCTGCTTGGAGTTGAGATAGAATTGTTGATACAGCTTCTCTTTTTTTCTTTCCAATCTTTTCTACTACAGCAAGAGCACTAAGCATTGCTTCTTCTGTTAATTGAAGCTTAAAATTATCTCCAATGAGATTAACTATATTTTCTCCAAAACTTTGAATATACTGCTGAATATTTGCAGTCATTGTTGTTGTTTCTTTCGCAATATGAACTTCTCTCATTTCACCTAGTTTAAAAGCAAAGGAATATTTTTCTGTTCCCTTAACCATTAATAAACCAAATGATACTTTAGCAGCTGAATTTCCATCGTAACTATTTCCTGTAATAATAACTGGGAGAATATCTCCTGCTACTGGAGAGGTTACTCCAGAACTAATTACAAATTCAGTTCTCATTCTAGTTAAATGATTTGAAAAGAATCTTTCTTCAACAACTGGAGTTCCTGCTTCTTTGATAGCTCTTCTAATCATTTCATTTACAATATCATGGCCAATAAATCTATAAATTTGTGATACGATACCACAAAATACATAATCTCGCATTTGTGGTTCTTTTGTATAAACAGCTAAATATGGAAGTCCAATTCCATCTGTTTCATGTGGTCCATCTGGAAATCGCTCTATCCAAGGAACCGTTGTTAATGCTCTATATATTACTTCTCCATATCTATCTTTATATGAGTATAATCCTTTATAGCCAAATTCTGTGCTAAGTTCCATTTTATTAGCACGTTCAACGAACGGAATCATAACCAGTCTTTTCTCCTTATTATGGCTCGTAGATAAATATCTCTATTATCTAGAGTAAAAGGTTCTATAACTTCAACTTTAAATCTATTTTCTAATTCCCAAAAATATTTTATTCTATCTGCTGTCCATATTGAAGCATGTGGATCAAATGGTTCATTTAATATTTCAGTTGTTAATAAGATATTGCCAGCTTCAAAGTTTTCTTCTATTTTTTCAATAATTAGCATACTTGCTAGTTTTTTATAATCTGGAACTATAATATCTGCTGTTCCACCTGCTAATAATACATTAGAAACTAGATAAATGAAATATGGAACGTCCCTCATTTTTACATGCTCAAGAAATCTATAGATACATATTCGATCATAAAAAAGTCTAGTTCGTTCCATATATTTGAAGATATCTGTATTACAATAATAATCTTCGTTACGATTAACATAATCTGAGTTTGTTGCTATCTCATCAATTTTATCTACATCTACTATACTTTTATCAGCAAAATAATACTTATCAATATTTACCGTTATCATTCCAGGTAGATCTTTATATGTAATATAATTTTTAAAAGGCAAAGGTAAAACCTTTCCAGCTGCTATATTTAAAATCTTCATTTTCACCTCACGTATTCTATGATGATACTTTTTATAAACGGTTCTAAAAAGAATTTATAATATCTTTCTTTATCAATATCATTTGTATCTACTATTTTTAAAGTAGGCTTTGTTACTTCTATTACTCCATAATTTTTGAGATAAACTATTGAATGTTTATCATCAATTGAAGGTATAGCAAAGAGTTCAGCGTCATCTGACTTGATGAACTCATTTTTTATCTTTTGAAGTGTTGAAAATATTGAAAATTTACTAAGAAAATTTAACTTGCATAATTGAGCATATATCTCAACTATTTTATCATATTTATTTGGAACACCTTTAACGGTTATTTCTTTATTGCTATCCATAGCAATATACATTTGTCTATTTATAGACATTATGAATATCTCAAACGATTTCCTTATATCTAAAGGTATTTTTCCTATTTTTGTTTCATAAAGTCTTTTAATAGTTATAATTCCATCATATTGTCTTATTATTATATCGCTTTCTGTTATATTGTTACGACTTATATATTCGTCAATTATACTATTTGTTGTATTTCGCAATAGAGAAGTCAGCTTTGGGTTCTTCTTCATTAATTTTCCTATTTCGATATTTCTTTGAGTTTTATCTTCTCTATTAATTCCTGTTAGATCTAAACCTAAACTCTGCATTATAGAATAATGGCACGCTTCAATATCATACAAATATATATCATGAAGAACCAATTTCATATTTTCATTTAATTGCATAATTTTTTGGGGCCGAGTTATAAGCCCGGCCCCATTCCTTTACTTTAAGATATCAATAATGACACTATCTATTTGTAGGTGATGGTTAACATCAGTAACTTCTGCTTGACGTTCTAGTAACCAATCAACTATATCCTTTTTTGTTTTCAAACCTTCTGCTCTGGCGCTTTGCTTATAAAGAATTTGTAAGGTTTGCAGATCAGCATTTTCTGCAAATATTCGTATAAGGTCCGTTGGATCTTTCGGAAACATTGGAATGCTTGAATCTATTCCGGCTTCTTTTTTCTTAAGTCTATATATCGTATATGGAATTAATTTTGAATCTACTTCATTACAAAATACAATAACTAGTCCAGTTTTAATTCCATATGATTTTAATACTATATTATCATTAAATTTACTTATAATTTTGAAGCCATTATTATAAATTTGTAGATCAGAACTTGGAAGATTTATAACAGGAATTGTATCAGATTCTTCAAATACTTTTAGAATCTTTTTATCATTTCCAGATGTATCTTTTCCACCTTCAGGATCTTTAATTGCAATAATTAAAGTTTTATTAGGATCAACTCCTCGTATTGCAACTTTTACTTGATTAATATTTTGTAGTTTTGACGAATTTTGTTCAAACCATTTTGAAAATGAAGTTATTGGAACCGTAGAAACTATTTCTCCTTGTGGTGGAATATCTTCTTTAGTTTCTGGTAAATCTAAATCTTTTTCAGTAAATTTTATTTTAGTTTCATTTTCTTTTAGCATCTCTGATAAGTTTTCCATTATTTATTTTCTCCTTCTTCCCATTTTAAACGATCTATCTCGGCAGTTTCCCGCCATTTTTCTATATCAATTTCTGTATAAGTTTCCAGAGCTGCTCCTGCTAAAGTCATTATTTTTACCACTTCTTCATATGCTTTTACTGGTGCTGTTCCATCATTACTTTCAGAACACGATAATAACCATTGTGGTAAATTTTTTGTCCAAGGACCTGAGTAAGCTTTTTTGGCTTTATCAAGATAGGTCTCTAAGAAAATTAAGAAGCTAGGAAAAGAAAGAGTTGTAATTTTCTTATAATCTCCAAAAACAGTAATTTGATATTCTCTTTCTTTTTCATATAATTTTACTATATCTTCTTTTTTCATTTTTTTCTCCTGTAAAGTAATTCCAGATTCTCTCTAAAAACAAATTTCTTTGTTCTTCGTTATCTTCAATATTTTTACATAATATAAATGGATCATCGTCCAACATTTTTGTTAGGTTTTTTATTAATATTTTTGGTAATGGATCAACATATGGAAATTTGGCAATGGTTTGAAACGGATATGATCTATTATACCATTGTCGTATTAATCCTTTGTGTTTTCCTGTTAATAAAAGAATTAATGTTCCATAGTCATTATAAAAAACTCCCTTATCTTTTATTTTTACAAATCTTTGAATAACTATTCCATATTGTCCTGTTAGATATCTTGGAATTTTAGAAGATTCTACTTTTTTCTTTTTTGGTTTTTCAGGAAACCAATCTCTCCAATCATTAAATAACTCATACCTATATTTTCGATCATATTTTATTAAGTCACATTTTCTATAACTAAGTCTTGCTGAATCTTTTAATGTTTGAAATTCAGCTGGGCATTCATGTGGTCCGCTAATACTTCGTGGATAACCATGAAATGATGAGTAATAAGTATGCATATATTTGTATGAGTGCTGTTCCCATGGTTTTTTATATAAACCAACGTCCATCAAATCCTCCATGATTACCTTTGTAATTAATTGCTATTGCTTCACTTGTGTGAATAGATTCTTCATGAACACATTTAACTATCCAGTCACTTATTCCAGGTAGTGTTTCTAATCCTTCTGAAATTTCTCTAATAGCATCCTCAACAAATAAAGGATTTTCTTTTGCTATTTTACCAATTTCTTTTTCATCTATCCGTTTAATGACTGGGTATGGTAAGGTTTTTATTCTTGATTCTACAAGTTCAATAAGATCCTCTAACCATAGATAATATTTAGTATCTGAATCAACTTCAACTAAAACATTTGCAAAAGATCTTTGGTTATGAGGATATCCTTCTGAACCTGAACATGACAATTCTGCTGAACATGGACAATATGATGCATATTGAACAGTAACACCTTCAAAAAATCTGTAATATGTTTCAATATGTTCTTTATGATCTAAACCAATGACTCTTACTTTATATGCTCTTCCTTCAAATCTACATTTATAATAAATGGGAAACTCATTTTGTGAAAGAATGGATTTCCTCACAATTGGCAATCTAAACTCAAATTTCATAAATGCTGTAGAAGTATCAATTGACTCAAGAAGTTTTGATAGAATTTCTCTAATAAGTTTACTTTTTAATGGTAAATCTAAATAAGGTTTTAAAGTTAGTAGCAAACGTGACATTGAGATGCCTCGTATAGACGAATCCAATGAAGTTCTCATCGACACGTTTGCTACCATATGATGAAACCCTCCATACTTAGATTCAAGTATGAATGGTACTTCAACATTTTCTACTCCAACTTCCATAATTGACATTTTAATTTTCGGTTCCGATTGTTGAATATCAGGAAGGTCATTACTATTTATATATGCCATCTTTTCCTCCTACTTTTTATGATCTATTCCAATAACTGTCAAATATGAATCTAATAATTTTACTGATTCTGGAACCATATCTGGATTCTTGTTATCATCAACAAATCCTCCAGAAATTGAGTTTCTAATATAATTATTCTTTAGGTCAATACAATCTGATTTAGTTGTTAAAAACTCAAATAAATTAACAGGAGCATCATGACCAATAAGACATGCTGTTTCCATTTCTCCACATCTTTGGCCACCTTTATGTTTTCTTCCACCTAAAGGTTGAAGTGTTCGTCTTGTATATGGACCTATTCCTCTAGCAGCTAATTTTTCTTCAGCTATATGAACCATTCTAAAGAAATAAATGAACCCAACTGCTACTGGATTAAGTAAGTATTCTTTAGACAAAGGATCAAAGATTTCTTGTTTAAACTTAGTTTTGGTAAAAGCAAGAGCTTTCTTTATATCTTCAACTTTACAAGACTCAAAAGGAGCTTGAATAATTGTTAAATCTTTTACGAAATCTTCATCTATTTTTTCTGGAAGCTGTTTTTGAAATTGATAAAGATACCAGTTTCCTTCTGTCTTATCTATTATCTTTATATAACTTAATAAATGTGCTTTTAATTCTTTATTCGTTCTTTTTTGGTCTATCATTTTGAGTAGATCCATTTTTAGATCAAAAAGTGACATAGCTAAATGAAGTTCATAAATTTGGCCAATATTCATTCTTGAATTTATTCCCATTGGATTAATACAAATATCAATATGTCTACCGTCTTCTAGTTGTGGCATTTTTTCATGTTCAATAATCTTAGATATTACACCTTTATTTCCATGCCTATTTGCTATCTTATCCCCAACTTGAATATTTCTTGTATGAATTCCGGTTATTTCAACTATGACCCCATTTACTCGTTCTTTTTTCTCTTTATATTTACCTACAAGAGAAAATTTATCTAAACTATGTTCTCTTATCAATTTTTGAGCTTGATCTTTTTCTACATTTTCATAAATTAGAGTTTGAATATATTTTTCTCTTTCTTGCTGCTCTACTATTCGTTTTTCAATCCAGTCTCTAAATTCTGGAATTTCAGTATTCCATTCGTTTGCATAAACATTTACCTCAGAAATAAAATATCGCTTTTCAGCTAGAAGTTTTATTTCTTCACTAAAAATAATTGATGGTTCTTCTTTTGTGATTTTCTTTATGATCGCATATGGATTTCCTTGAGATAAAGACTTATTTATCAATGGTAATGGTTCATATTTATCTTCAGAAAGAGATAATAAAACTTTATCAGGAGGTAAAACAAATGATAATTCATCATAATGAACTGAACTAAAAGTTCCCTCTTTTACAAGTCGATCAGAAATTACAATTCCATCTTCATAATTATTTCCATAGTGAACCATAACACCAGTCAATAAATTCTTTCCAAACATAATTTTTCCATCTTTACAGAAGTTACTTTCTGCTAAGATATCACCCTTTTTAAATTTATCTCCTGTTTTAACATGACTTGGCATATAGTCCAGATTTTCTACATAGATTTTTCTATAACTGATATTTATTATTTCTGCTTGGCCATCATTATAACAAACTATTAAGTATTGAGGATCAGCATGAACCACATATCCATCTTGTTTAGCTCGTTTTACAAATTGAGTAAAATCTGTATATAAACCCTCTGAACCTGAGCTAATCATTGGAATATCAAATTCTTTTAACATAACAGCTTGCCTCATTTGAGATGAGGACATTTGAAGTCTAGTTTGATCGTCATTCTTTAAGAACGGAACCATAGAAACTGGAATTGAAATTGGTTGTTTTTCTAGTATCTTGTCAGTAAATCTTAATTTTTCATCTAGGTCAACGTTTGGTAATAAGTTCTGAAGAACTCCACAATTATCTCTATCTGGAGTATCTACAGGACAGACTCTGCCGAACATTGAAGGACATATATCCCTCAAATGTTTAGGAATATTTTCTCTTTTAAATCCTCCAGGACCTAAAAGGCTTACTCTCGATAACTTAGTTAACTCTTCGATTGGATTAATTGAGAAATCAAACTGAACAATATCCGAAACATTACAATCAGAAAGAATTTGAGTTGAATTTATACTAAATTTTGGCTGTCTAGCAGTTCTATTGGCGTAGCATAAATCAAAGATAATTTTTGATACTTTTGCTAATATTGCATACTCAAAACATCTTACTCTTTTATTTATGAATAATGTATCATCAATATCTTGTATTTTTATAGCTTCTACTAGCTCTTCTAAAATTGAAGGCGTTGTTAAAAAGCTTGCTGTTATAGGATCAACTTTTGGAATTAGATTTAGAGCATAAATAATATCTTCGCCTTTAGTTTTTGCATTATATTTTGAATATAATCGTCCAATTTCAGTTAAGAAATCTTCTTGAGAGTATCCTTCTGATTCTTCTTGATATAATTTCAAATCGCTTAATAGTTTATTATATAGATCATTACTATTACTATTAGCGGAATCAAACCTTGATAGGTCAAACTTCTTTACTATTTCATCTATCCCAAAATATGCAATAAGTAATAAAGCAAGAGGAATCTTTTTTCCTAGAAAGCTAACATATACAAATGGAGATTCTTTTTCTGGTGATTTTGAAAGCATTAGAGTTGCCACATTAGTTCTTAGTTTTATGCTCTCTCCTCTTGTTACAATAGGAAGATCATACAATTGAAATAACGGAATCTTTTTTCTTCCACTTATAAAAATATAGTTCTTCTCAATCAACTTTGGAATAAACAAACTTAGATCAATTTCTTTTGACCCTTTTTGTAATTTTATGCTTATTGTTTGCTTTAAAGTTCTTGATAATTCTCCAGATGAAAATCTTGAATCTTTCATATCTACTTCGAGAATTGTAAACCCTATCTCTTCGACAGGATTTACAATTTCTCGTATTGAATCTAATATTTTTTCGTAATCCTTTTCTCTTATAGTAAAGATGTTTTTCTCTTCGTTTACTTTAAATAACGGATTTATTATGTTCAAAGTTTTAAACCCTCCTATTTATCATAATATTTTAATGCTTCTACAAGAATATCATCTTCAAGATAATATATGCTAGTATGCCCAGGTAATCCTAATGGATTAAGCAGTAATTGGAATAATCTTAAGTCTGGATTTTTTGTCCAAATCTTTTCTATTTGCTTCAACATTTTTTTGATTCTTTTTGGATCTCTCATGTTATTTTCTCTCCTTTAAGAATTTTATCCATAATTCCAGAATATAAAC